TAAAACTCACGGGAACCCAAGAAGCATACAATGCCCAGACTGCAACGTTTGCTGTTCCAAATGTATCGGGAGCGGTGAGGTCATATTATACAAAAAAATTCTTTAGTAGGACTTCTGAATTCTTTTTCAAGAGACCGGTTATAGAGGCTCGTTGGGATTCTTCTTACAAAGACGACAGAGGAAATTTTCAATACAGTAGCTCATTAGCACCCGGTCCCGATAACCTAAACACACTATGGCTCTATAATTATGTTAGAGGGCAATTGAGAGATATTCCAGAGATTGGCACCACAGGATCGATCATGTTGTCTATTCACTCTGGTAGCGCGATCAATACAGCGCCATCAGGCGGGGCTTTACATATAGTCAGCGCATCAGCAATTACTGCCAATCAAAATCCGCAGGCTGTCACGGGAGGCTGGTACAAGACCGGAATCTATACTGCCTCCTTTGCCCTTACTGCTGCTGCGACTCCGATTACAACCCTATATGATGTGTGGTCAAGTGGCACGGTAGACTCTAATGTTTTTTTGACCAAGCAGTTTCACACCGGTACAATTGACGCATCAAAATATGAAGCCTCTAGTTATAATCCAAACACCGCTCATGTTATAGCAATTGACAATCTAAAGCCAATCTACTCTAAGAAAGAAAAGGCACGCTTTAGATTATATACACGCGAGAAAGACTGGAACCCAACTATTTATACTAAGGCAACAGCAGATATAGAATATAATATTATTGAAAGTGCTTCTTACAGTATTTTTAGAATAGCAGATGAATTAGAAGTTATCCCATATGGAACCGGAAGTGATTTGCATACTCAACTTTCGTTTGACGTGAGTGGGAATTATTTTGATTTAGATTTAGACATGTTAGACTCAGGGTACGCATATGGAATTAAATTTACTTTTTACAATGGATCTGTTGGGGCTTGGATTGAGCAACCAGATGTCTTTAAGTTTCGCCTAGAGGATTAAAATTGGATTTAAGCTATGTCAACTAGAGATTTATTCGACAAAGAAAAGCCTTATAAAGTCTTAAAAAGCTCAGATTTACAAGGAGTCACCGAAAAGGTCGAGTCTGCAAGAAATGTAGAATCAGCGTTTGTAAGAAAAGATAGGTTTATTCCGCGAATAGATTATAGTGATGCGGCAGCTTTTGTTCGTTTTGGATCAGCAAAGAAATATTACGAAGATGCGGTAGACCGTATAACTAACTATTATCCATATGACGGCTCTGAGGCAGAGGTTAACGATTATCATAATAGCTCTTCTTATTTCGATCTTTACATTTTTGATAACGAATACCCCAGAACTACTGGCTATGTCACAATTAGTGCAAACGGATGGGGTACTGCTGGTACAAACAAGAGTGGCTGGACAGCGACTAACACGCCAGAATATATTGTTGCAAGAGGTGGTCCACATACTGCTTCTGGCGGAATGCCAAGTGGCAGTTTAGGGCTAACCTTCACGGGATCAAACTTATATGATACGGATGCGTATGACACCCAGAGGCTCTTCCAAGGTTTAAAAACTGGCACAAGAGAAAGCAACTTAAGATATGCACTTAGTTCAGGCGTCACAGTTGAGTTCTGGATGGACAAGGCAGAATTTCTTAATTCTAGTGGAAAGCAAGAAAAAGAAGTTATTTTTGACTTGTGGAATGGCGTAACCAACACAGGTAGCGACGACTATGGTCGCCTTCTTGTGTATCTTACAGCAAGCGGTCCAGTTGGAACAGGTACAGGTGGTACTGGTTCGGTACGACTAATGTATGCTTCTGGCACTGTTACAAACGATATGGAAGTATATACATCCAATCACACTACCGCATCTTATCTTGGCACTGGCTGGCATCATTATGCTCTTTCTCTACAAAATAGCGGATCAAGCATATTGTTTCGCTCATACATTGATGGGCAAAGAGAAAAAACTGCTACGGTTGCCGGAACCCTTAATGAAGTCACGGGCAATTTAAAAGCACATATTGGTGCGCTACAAACTGCACCTCTTGGAAACCAATTCACTGACACTGATGACGAGCCATTCGACATGCTCGGGTACGCTAAGTTGTCTGCATCTCTTGACGATTTTAGGTATTGGAAGACCTACCGAACAGCCGAAGATATAGGCTTAAACTACTTTAGAA